TAGCAAGCGTTTCTACGCATCAATGTCCGATCTAGTAGGTAAGACATTCACTAAAGTAGATGGTTACGACTTTGTATGTGAAGAAGGTACTTTCAGGTTCTATCATGAACAAGACTGTTGTGAAAGCGTAGATATTTACGATATCGTTGGTGATCTACAGGACTTAGTTGGTACTCCTATTTTAATGGCTGAAGAAGCTGAAGGCGAATCTCCAGTTGATTATGAGTGCTACGAAAGTTGTACTTGGACTTTCTATAAGTTTGCTACGATCAAAGGTTACGTAGATATTCGCTGGTTGGGTGAAAGCAATGGTTATTACTCTGAGAGTGTAACCATTGAATTTATTCCGAAATAATTAAGGCTGCTTCGGCAGCTTTTCTTGTTTTTGGTGTAAGACGAATCCAAAAGGGTTCGGATTCTGGTACAATTGATACTTCAAATTAATTAAGGAACAATATGACAAGAATTAATGTTGTGCATCCTTCAGAACTAACCGGCAAGCATCTTGTAGCCGAGGTTCGGGAGATAACCCGTATCTTCGGTTTATCACGTAAGTGCCAATATGAATTGCACAAAAAGAAGATACCCAATGAATATACACTAGGTACTAATCACTGCGTTTTCTTCTACGATAAGCTACAGTACATCAGTGAACGTTACGACTCACTATGCAACGAAATGCAGAACCGTGGTTATAACTGCAATCGTATAGCTAAAACTGATCTTGAGCAAGGAATCGATAGAAGTTTATTCTGGGATTACAAGCCAACTGAGGTTGCAATGCAGATTAACCGTGATAGAATTAATCTTCGATTGACAGAAGCTGAAGCTAAGAAACAAATGAAGAAGTCTTTGACTTCTGATTAACTTAAAAGGAACAGAAATGAAACTATATGTTGTAAACTACTGTTCTTGGGAAGACTACGAACGAGACTTCACTCAACTTCGTGGTGTGTTTGATTCCGAAGAAAAAGCTATTGAGTATATCGGTAAACATCAAGATGAAATTGAAGATGAACCTTCGTTTGGTTCGTGCTTTGAAACTTGGGTTGTGGAACTAAATGAGGAACTTGGATGACACATATACTAGTCAATAAATGGAAGTGCAAGGACGGTAAAATCCTTCAATCTAGGCATCGTCACGATTATGTTTCATACACCGATGCTAATGGTGAGCATTATATGCTTGATGGGGGTTTAGAATACTTTCGTCATAGTGGTAATCTAGAACCAATGTGTGTTTATACAACCGATTCACACGATAAGATCAGGGATAATTTCGAATGGGGAAGCTACGGTAAAAACGGCGATGAAAAATTGCACTATATTTTACTAAAAGATTTAACAGACGAACATATTAGTGCTATAATGAGAACACAAAAACATTTACCTGAACATATTCTCGAAGTATTTAATGCTGAATTGTTCTGGAGATTATATAAAGGAGTTAAGTTATGACTGAACGTAAACTTGCAAGCATCCAGCGTATCGCTGAAATTAAACCAATCCCTGATGCAGATTTAATTTGCGCTTATCGTATTAATGACTGGTGGGTTGTATCTAAGGTCAATGAGTTTCAAGTAAATTCTCTTGTGGTATTCCTAGAAATTGACTCATGGGTTCCAACTGAACTAGCACCATTTCTATCTAAGGGTAAAGAACCACGAGAGTACATGGGTATTAAAGGTGAACGTCTACGTACTGTTAAGCTCAAGAAACAACTCAGTCAAGGTTTGATTGTTTCTATTGAAAGTTGTATTGAACAAAAAGGTTGCTGGTCTTCTTTGGAAGAAGGTGTAGATATTACTGAATGGATAGGTGTAATTAAATGGAATCCACCAGAAGAATTTATGCCAGCAAATGCTAAGGGTAACTTTCCTAGTTTTATTCCAAAAACAGATCAGCAACGTGTACAGAATATTCGTAAAGATATCGAACGTTATCAGGAACAGAACATGAAGTTTGAAAAAACAGAAAAGCTAGATGGTTCGTCAATTACTTGTTATGTTAACGGAGTAGAATCTGGTGTATGTTCACGTAATCTTGATCTAAAAGATGATACAGATAATTCATGGTGGAAATTAGCCAAGAAATACGAAGTATTAGACAAGATTTATTCTACAGGTCGTAACTTAGCAGTTCAAGGTGAAATTTATGGTTCAGGTATTAATGGTAATTTGTACCAGCTAGATGACCAACGATTAGCAGTTTTCGATATTTATGATATTGATAACCAAACTTATCTACTTCCAGAACAACGCTGGAAGCTCGTAGAAGAGCTAGGACTACCTCACGTACCACTGAAGGGTTTTGGAACGCTTGTAGGCACTGTTAGTAACCTTCTAGAGGATGCGGATGGTGTGTCAGTTGTGAATCCTAAGTGTATTCGTGAAGGTTATGTATACAAGTGTATGACTGATAGCACAATTAGTTTCAAGTGCATCGGAAATTCATATTTGCTCAAGAAAGGTTAATGATGCCAACAGTAGAAACAATCCAAGTAAGTAAAAGAGAATATGAACAGTTACTCAAGGATCAGCTTTGGCTTCAATGCTTAGAAGAAGCTGGTGTTGATAACTGGCAAGGTTTTGATGAAGCGCGTAATATTTGGCGTGAATACGAAAATCAGGAATAAATAAGGAGTAAATTATAGCTACACGAAAACAAACAAATAAAACAGAAGGTAAACTTCTGTATCATACAGCTTGTATTGGTGATAAGTGTGGATCGAGTGATGCAATGGCTGTATATGCAAAAGAACACGAAGATAGCGACACTACGATAGATGCTTTCTGTTGGAGTTGTCATAGTTATTTTCCACAAGATAAACTTGAAGAACATGGAGTAAAGATGCAAGAACCAGAACAACGATTTACAGAAAAAGAACCTGTGGATTTTACCGAGATTGAAGCTTTGAATTGTAGAGGTTGGAAAGACCGAGGTATCACTAGTATTGTTTCTGCAAAGTACGGTGTTCGCACTGAATTGAAAGATAAATATGAAGTAGTATCTCGACATTATCCAATTACATCAGATGGTAAAATCGTAGGCTACAAGAAAAGGACTACTCCTAAAACTTTCGTTGGTATCGGTAATACTAAAGCTACGAATGAATTCTTTGGTCAAAGTGCATTCCCTTCTTCCGGTAAGTATTTAGTTGTAACAACCGGAGAAGAAGATGCTATGAGTTTTGCAGAGGTACTACGTTCTGGTAAAGACTCAACAGAATATTGGACGCCTTGTGTTTCGGTTACTGCTGGTGATGGTAGTATTATCAAACAGTTTAAAGCTAACTATGAGTATCTGTGTTCCTTTGAGAAGGTCATTCTCGCATTTGACAACGATGAACCGGGGCAGCGGTACATGGAAGAAGCTGCTAGACTTTTACCACACGGTAAAGCTTTTATTGCTAAGTTTCCAAAGGATGCTAAGGATGCTAGTGATCTATTGACTGCAGAACGTAATTCAGAATTAAAGCAAGTGTTCTGGAAAGCTGAACCTTTTAGTCGTGTGGATGTTTTACATCTAGAACAAATGTGGGATGATTTTGAGGATGAAGATTCTAATATTAAAATCCCATTTCCTCCAGCGTGGAGTCATCTAAATGAAATGATGAATGGCGGCCAAGAACTTGGTGAAATTACTGTAATTGGTGCTTTGACAAGTATTGGTAAATCTACAATTATTTCAAATTTGGTATATCACTTAATTGAAAATACTAATTTCAAAGTAGGTGCAATGTATCTTGAAAGTACTAAACGAGAAGTTGTACGTGATTTACTCTCATTGGATGCTGGTATGAATTTACGCACTGCAAATCGTGATTCTTTGGATATGAATTTGTTGAAGAACAGGTTTATTGATGGTTTAGCTAAAAAGAATCAGTTTGTATATGTTGATCATCAAGGTAGTATTAGCACTGATGAAATCTTTGATAAGTTGAATTATTTAGCTAAGGCTGAAGGTTGTAATGTTATCATTATTGATCCAATTCAAGCTGGAGTAAATAGTAGTGATAACGCAGCTATTATTGAGTTTATGGATACTTTACTGAAGTTTGCTAAAGAGACTAACACTTGTGTTATTGCCGTTTCACACATGAAGAAACCTTCTGAAGAAAATCCTCATGCTGTTAGTGAGTATCAACTTATGGGTTCATCCAGCATTAATCAAATTGCATTTAATACTATTTTGATATCCAGAGATAAGATGAATGAGTGTCCAATCAAAAAGTCAGCCACTAAGTTACAATTAGTAAAGTGCAGACGAACTGGTAATACAGGTGAAGCAGGATGGTTACGGTATGATCATAAAACTACACACATGACTGCAACATCTAATCCTTACATTGAACAGACAGTAGGAACTGAGTTACAACAAAATCAATCAGTCAGCACATCTGAAGTTGTTATTGATTTTTAAACAAGGCCCACTTCGGTGGGCTTTTTCTATGGTAGAATGCTGAATTATTTGAAAGGGGAATTATGGGTAAATATAAAGATTTCATTTATGACATTGAAACATATCCTAATGTGTTTACATTCTCTGCTGTTTATATGAACGGTAAAGGTAAAGTTGCATTTGAAATTTCTGATCGTAAAAATCAAATTGATGAACTACTTGAGTTCTTACGCAATGTCAAACGTACACAATGTAGAATGGTTGGTTTTAACAACATTAATTTCGACTATCCTGTTGTTCATTTCATTTTAACTAAAGCCAAAGATGCATTTAAACGTAATAAGCCAGTGAAAGTTACTGCTGCTCAAATCTATGATGAAGCTATGCGATTGATTAATAAGTCACCAGATGATAAGTTTAGTTCTAAAATTAAAGATGCTGATGTAATTATTCCTCAAGTTGATTTATTCCTTGTTCATCATTTTGATAACAGAGCACGCAGTACTAGTTTAAAAATGATTGAAGTGAATATGCGATCAGATAACGTTGAAGACTTACCATTTCCTGTAGGTACTGTACTAACTAATAGTCAAATTGACGTATTACTCAAGTACAACATGCATGATGTAAATGAAACATTGAAGTTTTATAATTATTCAAAAGAAGCTCTAAATTTACGTGAAGAATTAACTGTTGAATTTGGATTTGACTGCACAAACTATAATGATGGTAAGATTGGTAAGCAATTATTTATTACTAGTTTGGAAAAAGAGAAACCGGGAAGCTGCTACATACAAACTGAGCGTGGTCGTAAAATGAATCAGACTAAGCGTGATATTATTCAAATTAAAGATTGTTTAGTACCTTATATTACGTTTCAAAGAATAGAATTTAAAACTTTACATGAATGGTTTAAAACAAGAACAATTACTGAGACTAAAGGTGTATTTTCAGATATAGATGAAGGGGAACTTGGTGAATTATCAAAGTATTCCGAATTGGTAGTTAAGAAAAAGAAGTTCAAGAATAAACCATCTAATTTAGATATTGCTGAATTGTTATCTGAACACCCAAAAGGTTGGGTTGAAGAACAGGATTTAAAAGCTACAGAATACGCTTTTGATGCTGAAGGAAATCATATTATGCATCAACCTGTGGATGAGTTCGGAAACGCATCGAGTAAGCCTAAAAAGCTCCGAGTTAACAAGAAGTCATATTGGGGTTGCTGGAAAAAAATGGAAGGTTTAAACGTGGTTGTAGACGGTGTACGGTACGATTACGGACAAGGTGGAATACATGCTGCTGTAAAAGGTATTCATAGAAGTAATGAAGAATACGTTATTCTTACATACGATGTTGCTAGTTTCTATCCTAATTTATCAATTAAAAACAATATTTCACCAGTACATTTGGGTTCAACTTTTTGCAAAGTATACTCACATCTATATGATATGCGTAAATCTACTCCAAAAGGTAGTGCAATGAATGCTGCTTTGAAGTTGAGTTTAAATTCAACTTATGGGGATAGTGGTAATGAATATAGTCCTTTGTATGATCCTCAATATACAATGTCAATTACTTGTTCAGGTCAGATGTTACTTTCAATGCTGATTGAATCTATTATTATTTCAACTGATTCTAAAGTTTTGATGGCAAATACTGATGGTTTTGAAGTAATGACAAATCGTAAAGATGTTGAAACTGTAAAACTTAAAGTTGCAGAATGGGAAAAATTAACATCACTAACAATGGAAGGTGATATCTATGAATCTATGTTTATTAACAATGTTAATAATTACATCAGCGTTACCGATAAAGGTAAAGTAAAATTGAAAGGTATGTATGAACATAATGATTTCACAAAACACGGATGGCATAAAAATCACTCAAGCATGGTTGTGGCAAAAGCAGTAGAATCATATTTTATTCATGGTATGGACTATGAAGAATTCATCCGTTTACATCGTGATAAGTACGACTTCTTACTGAGAACTAAAGTTCCACGTTCTTCTAGTCTTGTGTTGGTTGTGGAAGGTGAAGATGTAAAGCAACAAAATATATGTAGATATTATCCTAGTAAATCTGGAGGAAAATTAGTTAAACTTATGCCACCACTAGAAGAAGATGGTGACATTCGTAGATTGGGTATTGATACTGATTACAATGTTAAAACCTGTAACAATATTAAAGATTTCGATTGGAAGGATTTGGATTACGTTTATTATATTAATGAAGCTAAGAAATTAATTGATGGTATTACTGGATAATCAATCCATCTGATATTAAGGTGTCTCTAAAAGTTATTGCATTATCGAATGCTTGATCTTTAGAGACACCTGATCTGATTCCGAATGAAAATTGCTTTTCTTTTTGTTTACCGTCAACTGTCCATAATACACGATATGCCTGTAGTTTTAAGCTAATAGCTCTTTCACCAGTGTTTGTAGGTTTTGCTAAGTTCCAATTTATATTTTTAGCATTTTCATTTATGGTTGTTAATCTTAGATTATTTATGTTATTATTTGATTTGTTTCTATCTAAATGATCCACCACTAGGTTAGAATTTAAGTCTTCACCTGAGTGTAAACAGTATATGATTCTATGAGATTTATATAATTTATCAATAATGTAAATTTGTCCATAACCATCTGAATCAAAACTACCAGCAACATCCCCAGCTTTATAAGCGTTATTTGCCCTTGGTATTTTCCATCTAAGAAAGGTTGGACTTGTTTCGTCGTAAACTACTATTTGATTTATTGTTTTAAAATCTATAGTCTTTATTCTTGATTTGTTTATTGTTGTATTTCCCCTTGGTAAGAATTCAGAAATGAGTTCATGTTCAAAATCTAAAGCATCCGATTCTTCTGTAAATTCTTTTATTTTTATGGCATAATAACTTCTGTCACCTTTAATAATTTGCCAAGATTTTGATCTGTTGTTGGAATTTAATCGATTACCACAACCTTTACCAATGTAGAAGATTTCATTTGTATCTGAAAAACAATGACAATACACGTAATATTTATTCATTTTTATGTTATACTTTCGTAGTATTAAAGTATAATTATACCATAAGTTAAAGTATAATGCAATACTCAATGGAATGTAAAAACTTGCAACAATATTGAGAATTTTGAGTGGGATATCGACTACAATTACTACATTGCTGAAGCTAAGAAATTAATTATTGAAAGGACTAAAATATGAACACAAACGCTAAACAAGAATTCCTAGAACACACCGAAGGTATGAAAGTCCGTTGTGCTAAGATTCGATTTAATGATGGTTACTATGAAGAAGATCGTAGTACTTATATTCTTCCAGTTGGCTACTGTCCGTCTGATCTGAAATTATTTCTAAAGGAAATAGACCATAATTATGACTCAGGTTTCGGTGGTCAAGAACTATTTGGAACCATCTGGTACACTGACGGTACTTGGAGTACTCGTGGAGAATATGATGGCTCTGAATGGTGGGAGTACCACACTTGTCCTGAAATTACTCCTGATTTACTAGGTGACTAATATGCTACTAACAAGTATTAAATTAAAAGATATTGAAGACCTTGAACAAATCCACGCTATACTAACAATGGACGGTTGGTTTATCCCCAAGTGGCTTCAGTATCTTAAGGAAGAAGTTGTGAAGAATATTGAAAGGAACTTAAAATGAAACATCTTATTAAAACTAATTCCAGAGTCGAATTTCACACTACAATGTCTGTAGAGCTAGACGGTAAACAAGGGATTGTTCTAGGTAAATCATTCGATTTTCCGGGGAATAATTTCTGGATCGTATTACTTGATGAACCACTACCTGATCGTTTAGCTGTTGTGATGACCGATTCTTGCCTTAAACTTATAGAATAACAAAAGGAACAACAAATGAACATTATGAATATTTATTCCCCACAGGGAACTAAAGTAGTTTACTTAGCTGAAAACGGATATCTTATTGAACGTGAATACGCACGTAAAGCAGGGTTCGTTAAAGGTCAGGAATATACAGTAAAACATGCTGACGTTCATTCGTCTAGTACTTCTGTGTATTTCTATGAAATTCCCGGTGGTTGGAACTCTGTAATGTTTGGTGAGGTTGAACAGAATGACTAAAAAAAGAAATTCACGTAGAAGTAGATACAATTGATCTGAGTGGAAGTACTGGCAAGGAAGTAATTGAACTCATTCAGAATCTAGAGTCTACTTATGAAAATTATGGTGGTGTATTCTTTGTTGAACAAACAAAAAATTACAACTATAGTGAAGATGAATATAAGTATATTGCTGTGTATATTTCTCGTCAAGAAACAGATGAAGAATACAACAAGCGAATTCTTGCAGAGAAGGAAATTAAAGATCGTCAACTTGCATACAAACGTGAGCAATACGAGAAGTTAAAAGCTGAACTAGGAGTAGAATAATGAAAGATATGTTAGGTCGTGAAATTCAAGTAAACGATTATATTGCTT